GCTTCATCAGCGAGATGGCCTCCGGGGTCAGCTTGTCGTTGGTGGCGTCCACCTTGACGATGCTGTCCGAATGGTCGTTGTCCGACTCCCGGTTGCTCGTGGCCGCGCCGTACAGCACTCGGTCGGTGTTGTTGGCGAGCCACGCGTCGAGAACCGTCTGCGACGTGTTGGCGTCATAGGCGTCGTAGGTCGTGCCGTCGTACACGGCGGCAAGCGCCTCAACGATGCCGTCGATGCTCTGACCCGTGACACCGCCACGGAGCGTGTCCATCGACCAGACCTTCAGCATGTCGCGGGCAGCGTTCCGAAGGTCGATCTCGGTGCCCTTTTCCTGCCACTGCGAAACCGCAACGGCATGGCGAAGCAGGCTGATCGTGACCGGCCAGTTGTAGTTGCCCAGCGCCTCCTCGTTGCCCTCAAGGGTGCTGTCGTTCGTCACGCCAGAGCCCTTGAGACGGGTCACGAGGGGGATGTTGATGGTCTTGCCTGCCTCGTTGACAAGCTCTTCTTTGACCTTGATGACCGAGTTCGTGCCGGTGCCCATGTAGGGCGCGAAACCGGAGTCACGAACATATTCGGCGAAGTAGTTCGAGTCCCACTTCTCGACTTCGAGAGCGGACGCGAGCTGAGTGTCAGCCATTGTTCTTGCTCCTAGATTGACGAAGCCCGCTCAGGGCTCGTCACGGTTTGAAGATGTCCTCAATCGGCGGGGGACCGGACCACCCGGCGAGCCCACCAGCAGAGGGGTGTTGCGAAAGCGAGGTCGGGGCCTTCGGGCGAGGCTGCACGGACGCCAGGAAATCGTCGCCAAGGATCGCGGGATTGCCCTTCGCCTCTGCCAGAATCTCCTCGCGGAGCTTCTTCTTGTAGGCGTCGAGGTCGCCGACTTCGGCCAGCGTCTGCTCCCGTTTATGCCAGTCCATAACGAACTGGTACGGGTTCTGCTGGCGAAGCATCCGCGCATGGAGCGCGGTGTCCTTCCGGGCCTCCTCGATGAACGCGCGAGTCGCCGCGTCAACCGCCTCGTTCCCATGTGCGGAACGGACAAGCTGTTCGGACATATTCATTCGTTCGTTGAGAAGCTGCATCTGCGTGTCACGCTGGACATGCGATGCAAAGCCCTTCGGATCGACAACCGGATCGGGCGCAGGCTTCCGTTTCTGTGCCTGCTCGATCTCGCGTAACTTGGCTTCGTACTCCTGGCGCTTGCGGCGTTCGTCCTCAAGCGCCTTGCGCGGAACAGTCGGTGCGTCGTCGTCTGCTGGCGGCGCAGCTTCCTTCACCGGCTCCGGGGCCTTCTCAGGCTCAGGCTTCGGCTCGGGTTCGCCCTTGGCTTCCTGCGCGGGTTCCGGTTCCTGTGCCTTTTCGGGCTTGGGTTCCGGTGCGGGCTCAGGAGCGCCCTTGATAACGTCTTCGATGCTCTGTGCAGTCATCATTCCTCACTGTCGCCCGTTACGTCGGCGGCACGAACGCCCGTCAAAGGTCGGCGGCACCCTAAAGAAAAGGCCCCTTGCGGAGCCTTCGAAATCCCTACATCACACCCGGCATGGGTGGAGGTTTCGTCGCGTTCTGCATGGTCGCAGCGGCGTCAACGGCGGTCTTGACGCCAGCAATCCGCACGTTCCCGATCTCGGCGGCGACCTTCTGGCCCTCCTGCAAGGTCTTGAACGTGTCGGCCTTCTTCAGCGCCGTCTCCGCTTCCGTCTTCGCCGTCTGCGCGGCCTTGTCGCGCATCTCCTGCTGGATCGCGGCCTGTTGCAATGCCTGCTGCTGGGCAACGGCCTCGGGGTTCTCGGTGCCCTCGATGGCGTCGATGAGGCGCTGCTTGTTCCGCAACGCCGGGGCCATCTCGATCCAGACCTTGGGCGGGAACTGCACCGCGCCGGAACGCGCGAGGTCGGCCATCACGGCGAACTGCTCGTGTTGGAGCGTCACCATGTCCGGTGCTTCCTCAAGGATGATGTCAACGTCGATCTCCGACACCGCGTTTTGGACCATCATCATTTGCGATTGCGGATCGGACATGATCGCCTGCTTGGCCTGCGCCTCGGGGATGCCCTGCGCCTGCATCTGCTCAAGCGCCATCTCGCCGAACGTCACCGGCTTGTTCAGGCCCACGAACTTCACGCCGTTCACGTCGTCAGTGACGCGAATCCATCGCTCCTCGGTCCAATACTGGCGGATGCGGTTCCAGATCGCCTGATAAACGCGCCGCTTGAACCACGAATGTTCGTCAAAAGCCGGGGCCTGCTCGACGTTACCAGCCTGCTCCAGCGCGAGGACTGCCCTGCCCGATGGCGCGCCGCCCTCGGGCTTGCCGCGCTCGATCGGAGCAGGGCCAAGCCTGCCGACAGAAGCACGAGCCTCTGCCAGCAAAGCGAAGTGGCCCTGTGCGTGATCCACCTGCGGGACGAGCGTAACCTCACCCTGCTGCGTCCGTTCGATCCAGCCATCGGTCTTCGCAAGCTCTGCCTTGGCGAGCCTGACATCCTCGACCGCGCCCTTGGTCGCGATGACCTGACGGCGGTTCAGCATGTCGAGCAACTTGCTCTGCCGCTTGTTGATGGCGTCCTGCAACGTCACGAGGTTCCGCACCATACCGTAACGGTTGCCGTCCCGGTCAACGTACATGGACGAGAACACCAGCGGGCATTCCGGCTGCCCTGTGTCATCCAGATACGGCGACGGCTGCGGCTCCTCCACGAAGTCGCTGCCGACCATGATTGCCTTGTGCCACAGAAGCCCAAGCTCGGACGGCCACTTGTAATACACATAGCAAATCTTGACGCGCTTGCGCTTGCTGTCGGTCCAGGCATAGCGCGGAACGTCGTCGTAGGTGTCCGTCGATGACTGCGGGCGGTCCATTGCCTGCACGATGACCGCTTCCTTGTCGGGCCACATCGCCCGCGCTTCGTCGGCGTCCATCCAGGTGAGGTAATAGAGGTATCGCGCATCCGAGAAGTCGGGCGAAACCGAGTGCGGGTCGTAACCCAAGCGGTTCCAAGCAATCGGGCGAACATAGACCTCGAACTTGCCGTTCACGTCCTCGACGCCAACATCGACGCCGCAGATGCCCTCAATCAGCTTGTCGCGCCAGCAGGCCGAAGCCGTGCGGTCGAAGCCGGTCTTGCCCTCCACGAAGTTGAGAGCGTCCGTGATCGACTCCGCGTCCTGTTCGTGCCGGGGCGTCCTCGGCAGCGCCTTGGGATCGGTGCGGCGCTGAACCTCGGTGCCGTGCAGATGGTCGATGGCGGGCTTGATGACGTTGTCGATGATCTCGGGCTGACCGCGCGCCGCCAGGACTTTCTTCTCTTCCGCCGTGAGTTGCTTGCCGTCGTAGTAGTCGCGGTCCCGCTCGGCAAGCTTGCGCGAGTTTTCCGAGACCGTCTCGGCGTCGTCAATCCACTTTTTCAGCGTTTCAAACGTCGCCATCAGGTGCCTCCCAATCGTCGGGACGTTCGGCCCACACCGTCAGCTTGTAGCCGGTGCCGCCCTTCGTCGCCTCGCGGAGTTCGTTCGCGCCATCCAGCGTCAGGACACTCGATCCCACGAGGCACCGCTTGCCCGTCACATCAACAGGGATGTTGGCCTGAAGCGTCTCGCCAATCCCCATGGCGTCATAGGCCGTGCGAATTGTCGTTGTGAACTTCGGTGCCCACTCCAGCCAGACCGTCGTCATGCGAACCTCGCCATGATTGAGCGCCGCAGACCGGCCATCTGTGCCACCGTCAAGAGGCCATCAACAATGATGTGAACCGCCAAAAGAGAACCGTTCGGCAGGTACTCTTCACCGACCTCCGAGCCAATCGTCGCCACACTCGCGGCGTTGTTGGCCGATGGCGACGATACCGCGCCGTCAAACGCCGTCGTCGTGCCGTTCAGGTAGAGGAACGATCCCGAAGCGCCGCCAGCCTCGTCAAACGACATGCCGAAGAAATTCCATGCACCGTCCGTGCGACTGTTGGACGTGCCCGTCATGACCGTCTGGCCGGAATCGTTCGACACGATCAACCGCACCTGCCCGGTATTGCGCTGCTGCAAACGAACACCGGGGCTGCCGCTGTCCGTCGTCGTCGCATAGCTGCTGACGTTCGACCCGATGGAGGGCAGGTTGAAGACCTGGATGATGCTCCACGCCGCGCTGTCCTTGTGATGCCCGTTCTCAAGCGTCCCGTTCGCCGCCGCCTTCGTGAAGTTGTCACCGCCGTCGAGGCTCCAGTATTCGCCGCCCGTCAGCATCCCCGCCGTGCCAACGAACGTCGGATCGTCCGTCGAGGCAGACGCATCCGCGCCGCGATTGAAGTGCGCGCCATTGCCCGAGAGATCGTTCCAGACCTGACCCGTCGTGTAGCTCGCAGCCGCGCCCGCATCGTAAAGCCGCGCCGGGGTGATGCCGTACTGCTGGCACACCTCAAGCGCCGTCAGACGCCTCGGCACGTTGCGGATCGCGATGGACGGCGTGTAGAGCATCAGTTGTAGAGCGCCACGAGGTTGGTCGCAGTCGTGTTCGTCGCGTTCACGCGCTTGGTCATCACGGGCAGGATCGTGCCAGCCGCCGCGTTCTTGAACGTGATGGCGGTTCCGGCAGGCGTGACACACACAACGTCGCCAGCCACGCCGACGTAAATGCCAACCGCGTTCTTGAACAGGTTCGTTGTATCGCTGGTCGTCACCGCCGCGTAGTCCTGCGCCGGGCTCCACGCGAGATCGGAGCCGTTCGGGTCGCTGTAAGCCATCACATCACCTTCCAGCTATTGCCAGTGTCATCGTTGAAAGCATCGGCCCACGCATCGCGGGGCTTGTCGGGGTTCGGTGTCGCCTTCGTCCAGGGGCGCGACATGCAGGCGTAGCGGGTTTCGTCCGCCGCGTGGTCCTCGCCCTCGGTGTCGAGGTCTTCAGGCTTCTTGCCGTCGTGTTGCAGCACCGGAATGGTTCGGATGCTGTCAACACACGTCTCGAAAAAGTAGATCATCGGGCGTCCGTCCTCGCCCACCAAACGGGACCGAAGCTGATCCCATCCGCCAATGGCACCCTTGGACGCCACGCGCTTGTTATCGCCGCGTTGCCAGTCAACGCCGACGTTCGCCATGCGCTCGGCAATCGACGGCCCGCCATCCTCCGCGAAGATCGCGGGATCGGCCACGCTGTAGTCAATCTTCTCGACCTCGCGTTCCAGGATGCCGCGAGCCACATCCTCGGCCACCATCTTGAGGCCCACGTTCGGGGCGCTGGCACCGTACCATTCGCGGTACTTCACCAGAGCGCCAGCAGGGATCACAACGTCGCCGTCAATGAACGTCTCAGACGCCGCAGCCCACCAGCCGACAGAGAACGGCTTGGCCGATCCCCAGTCAAACGCACGGAACCGCAGCCAGTGACTGGGCAATTCCCGTGGTTTTATGACATGGCGGGTCGAATCCCACACGTCAAAGTAAGCGCCCTCGATCACCGACCAGTCGCCGAGCAGCCATGCCCGCACCAGCGTCTCCGATCCCGACATCTGAAGTTGCGCGATATACTCGTCACCCAACAGCGTGTGATCCGTGATCTTGCCTGGAATGAACACCCGATCCCGCGTCACGACGCTGCTGTTGAACGGGTTGACGTACTCGTAAGTCTGCACCTTCCAGCCGTTCGGGGCCGGGTCGATGTAGCGGGCCTTCACCCATTGATGGCCGGGACCGCCAGGATTGCCAGTCGCCCGAAAGCCTACGGGGACACCGCTTGCGCTGCGAAGCGTGGCCATCAGCTTCTTGACCGGGGCCTCGTTCGGGAAGTTGCCGACCTCCTCGACGTAAACCCGTGTCAGCGACCATCCCTGATAGCGTTCCGCATCGCTGTCGTTGTCGAGGTAGGCGAACGTCAGGCGCGAACCGTTCGGGCTCCTGCACACATAGCCCGAGAACGTGAAGCCAAGCTGCGTCAGGACGTGGCGGAACCGCTCAAGCGTCTCTGTCAGTTCCTCGCGCGTCCTGCGGACCATCAGGCCAACAGCCTTGTCGCCGTAGAGCGCGCTGTGATTGATCCAGTCGCCGAGCGTGCTGTCGGTCTTCAGTGATCCGCGAGCGCCGCCGAAGAAAACCTCAAAGACCGGGCAGGCAATGAATGCCGCCTGGGGCTTGCTGCGAGGCTCCCAAACGACTACTGGATCGTCGGCGCGTGCTGGCTCTGCCACGTTTCTGCCGTGTCGGACATCTCAGGCATACGGGCGACGTAGTTGTGCGTGACCTCGCTTGTCGCCTCGACGGATGTGAGGTTCGGTAACACCTTGTCGAGCAAGACTTTTCCCGCACTGATTTGCGTGCTGGAAAGCTCGATGTCGCCCATGACATGCTGTTGGAAGCGCCTGATGATGTGTGCGGCCTGAATTTTGGCTCGCGTGTTCTCGTCGTGACGGATTTTCTTGGTGCGTGCGGGCATCAGGCGTCCCTACCCTTGATCCTGATTGTCTGCTGCTTCACGAGGCCCGCAGCGGATGTCATGGTGTTGGTGAGTTTGGAGAGCGAGCCAGAATCGCCAGAGATCGTGACGGTGGCGACCGTGGTCGTCTCGGATTCGCTGTCAACGGTGACGCTATCGTCCGTCGCCCATGTGCTGGTGCTGATGGTGTCGGAGCCAAGCCAGCGTGACCAGTCAACGTCGATGGTCAGCGTCTCGTCCTTGTCTTTCCACATGGCCGGGTATCCCTGGTCCATGAACAGGCCGCGCGTCGTCATGCGCCCGTTCTGCTGGATCAGGATTTGCCGGTCTGCCATGTGTCAGCGTCTCCGTGTGTGGTATGAAACACCCCGACGCCTTGTGGGGTGACGGGGTGCTCTGATCGGCTCCGCGAGATGCGGGCTATGGCTTGACGCGAGGCCGGGCAACCAAGCAACGGTTGCCACTCCGTCACATCCCCATTGGCATGGGTTGAGGTCTCGGCTTTCCCGGCAGGCTGGCCTCTCTCAATTCCGCCCGCTCG